GATCCAAAACAAATTTAGCAATGTCCATGTCTTTGTATTTTTCTGGCATCAACCAATTATCTTGGTTCATACGGTCAAAGTCATCGACTGAGATATCTATATTGTTGTAAGATTGTAATTTTGGGACAGCTATTTCTAGCTCATCACTAAAATCAATTTTAGTTTCTGTAAGAGACTTTAGTTTTTTATCTGGGTCTTTATAGTAAATTTCAAGTATGTCGTTTTCAGACAATACTACTTGACCAAATTTGTCAGTAAACATCTTGTGATTATATGTTAACTAGCTTTCCAAGTCAAGCCTACATCCTTCCAGTCAACTACATCAGATAGTTTGACTACTTTATCTTTTTTACTTAACATAGCGCAAGTGTTTTGGTTCCACCAATTACTGCCACCGTACATCGCTTCAGCTTCTTCAAATAATGTATGAAACTTAATATTACTTGTAAGCTTGCTTCCAAATATCATTTCATCTACTCCAACACGTCCTTCCATGATAGCGTCAAATTTCAACATCAATATTAAACTTATGATCTGGTCATATGGTTCTTCTGGTAACTCAATCACTTTTAAACCAGCCTTTTTATATTTGTCTATTGCTTTTTTCTGTTTACTATCTACGAAAATGCAATGCTCTAGATTTTCTATACAATAAAAATTGATACGTTCTATCGCTACATTTTGCTCATATTGATTTTCTGTAAGCACTGTCATCATCAAGGTCATATCATATGTATTGACCATAAATGTATTTTCAAAATGTATTGCTGACTGAAAAACGAAATTCTTTTCTATTCTTACATTCATTTTTTCACATCGATTTTAATGTTAAGACTTTGTTTATTAATTAAATCATCCATTTTCTTACTGTATGCTGTTCGATAACTATCTAACGCCATAGTAAGTTGATGTATTAATGCCCTATTACCTACTCTGTAGGCGAACGTGAGCTTTTTATTTAGATCAGATATAGCGTTTTGCAAGTCATCTAAACTTTTGTCGTCTAGATTATGTATGAATGGGTGTTCCATTAATTAGAAAGGACTAAATGGCATCCTTCTCCAAATATCGGCGCCATCGTAAAAAGTGATGTCAGTTGCAGCGGCTGCGGTAGATGCTACTGTTTGAATACCTGTAAATACAGGTCCTGCTACACCATTGTACCTAGTTTCACTTATAGTAATATTTCCTGCTGTATATGATTTAATATAATAAACTTTATCAGGTCCAGTAGTGCCTATATTACCAGTTCCGTTGTAGCCAGGAAAAATTATAGGTTGATTTACATCTAGAAATGATGTATTAGCTCCAGTAACATTAATGCTATAAGTAGTAGCATCAGTGTACCCTATACCTATACTGTATGAATTAGCACTGTAATTAGCAACAGCAACATACATATACTGCACAGGATTTAGTAACATTGTAGTGCCTGTTGCATTGGCTGCTACAGCAATATTCGCTCCACCGATAGAACTTGAAACTGTAAATCTCGTGCTATTTACTACGTTTCTAATATAGTACGTATTACCTACTACAATGTTGGCTTCTAATGAAGTGCCAGTGAATGTAACAGGAAGACCTGTATATAAATTGGCTGTATTGCTAGTTGTAAAATAAGGATCTGTATTTGCACCAGTGACTACTAATTGTGTCATACCAGGATCTACACAAACAGCACCTACTTTATCGCCCTGTTGACCAGTACTTGGGGGAGTTCTTTTTACTAATTGAGTTGTTTGATAATTTCTATTGATAGGTTCAATGTAGATTGAATTACCGCAATCTAATGTGGTAATTCTAAAATTGAGTTGTGTGACACCATATGGGAAAGTAATTTGCGCAACGTTACTTACATTAGCAAAGTTCTCTAACATCGTAGTGCCATAATTATTGGAAGTGGCAATGACATTTGCTGGGAAACTTATTGTGTAATTTGCCTCAGCATCATTGGTAGAAAGTTGAATTTCTATGGATTGTTGTGTATTTACAGGTGACCAACTTCCAGTATTTAAAGTAATATTATTGGCTATTTGACCATAATGAACGTCAGCAATACTTGCATTGATTAATACTGTTCCGGTTAGTGCATTACCTAGATTATAAGTAGTTGATCTAAAGCCCAATGTACTTGCGTTGGCTATTAGTGTGTTAGCCATATCATTGTTTAATGTGCTGTTAGCTAGTGCAGCTTTTAATACAACATTCTGCTGTAAATTAGTAATCTCGTTCCCAGCAGTATCTAGATTTGTTTTGATAGCAGTAAAATTACTTCTAAATCCCTGCGTACTATTATTAACGCCGGGAACTGGATAATTTACGTCTATACCATTAGTATCAATATTACTCATAATTTATAAAATCCTACATTGTATTTAGTAAACCTGAGGGTCGTTAGGTAAAATTGTTTTATGTGGAAATAGTACGTAAAAATCTTGACTATCTATAGGATCAGGTTGTGGGGTCGCGCTAGGTAATCCAGTCCATGCTGGTGGTATTAGCGTATTTTCGTAGTTATAGGTCATGCTCTTATCAACTGTAAATCTGTCTATTCTAAAATTGATAGTATTCAGTTTGTAATTATTGTCTACTGGATCTAGCCATTCCGTTTCTATGTTATTTTTTATTTGTGCTGCATAACCTGGTTTTGTGTAACAGATTACCCAGGCTGGAGTAAATCCTAATGTATTTCCGTCTGGCTGTTGGCTAGTCATCCATAAGGGTAATATATTCGCATCATAGTTTTGTCCTAAAACATCACCGACTTGTTTTCTCATATTAGGTAAACTATTTGGATATAGGTTTAGTACATATCCAGGTGTTAAACTTGTATAAAATAATGGGCTACCTTGCTGAAGTAATATTGGGTTCAATGATTGTGTTTCTACTTCCACGTTATATTGAGTATGTAGATATGACGGTTGATTATCTATGTAACTAGTAAAAATAGTTGTGCTGCTAGTATACCAAGGACCTAAGGCTAAATCTATAGGAAAAGGCCATATCACTTCCTTGCTAATGCTAAGATAATCTTTAGCAAAACCATCTTGTTCAGGACTATATTTTACAAGGTTATCAATAATTCTGCTATAAACAACTTCATAGATAACTTCATTATTTTCATCTTTTGCTACTGCAGTCTCAATAGCCCCTAATGTTAAATATTTCCAATAATGATTTTTAGTTATAGCAGCAAGATACTCATCTAAATTTGATGCGAAAATACCATAAGCATGTACATAGCTTACGAATGTAGATTTTCCAAAATTTTCATCTTCGGGTCTATACAGATAATCATATGGAATAAGATCATCATTAGTTAATAGACTATCTATAACTAATCTATCTTCAATACTCGGTGTACATTTAATATACAGAGTGTCTAGTGGCTGGAAGTTTTCTTGTAAAATATTTAATGTAAATGTTTTAGTGCTTTTAATCAAAGGATAGTCATTGCTATATGCTTCTACCGTGAATGTAAAAGTGTTAATATCGTTAAGTTCAGTAATGAAATTTTCTGGTTGAAATGCGACCCTTCCTGTGATTTCGCCGTTAGAAAGTAAAGTAAGATTAGGCGGTAGTGGTCCGCTATCCTCTGTTAATCTATAAAATAATTCAACATCACATGAAGCCTCTACACGTTTTAAACTTAGTTGATTATTTGATAAAGTTCCTAAATCTGCAGGACTGTCCCAAACAATCACGCCATCTATTCCATTAGTTAATCGAAACTCAAAATTATAAACTTCACCTTGAATTAAAGGAAATTCACTCTTATATACAGATACGCTAAAATTAAATTGACTTATACTATCTGCTGCGATTGAGGGAGTTCCTGTGATCCAACCAGTAGTTGTATCACCGACTAATCCTAAAGGTAAATTAGAGAAGTTATAGGATAATGTATTATTATCAAAATCATGGCCTAAAACTTTAAATGCGAAATAATTATTGCTATAAAATTTACCGATATAATCATATTCATCAGGGTCATAGGTAGCC